TAAGCACAGGGCACCGCTGCAAGCAGCGCTTCATGTTCAGGGGTATAGTTGTTGAGCGTGAAGCACCACCCACGAGAACGACGATTGGCCATAATTGACGAATAAATTAACTGCGCGCGATCATCATTGCGCCATTTAGTTAATGGGCAAGAGGGTTATGGTAGGTAAGCGTAAGAGTGCAGGCGGATACGGAGGACGAGGCATGGCTAAGCGCCAGCGGAAGCTGGCACCGCCAACACGTACAAACCTCCTCAAAGCTGTTAAATCACTAAGCGAAGACAAGTTCGTTGACATCAGTCCAACGTTCACATTGGACTTCGCAACACCTTATCATATCAATCTCCTCAATGGCATAGCCACTGGCAGCGATTTATATCAACGAGTGGGTCGTTCAGTTTTCATGAAACAATTGAACATTGATTTCCAATTCCAGAACATCAACACAGGCTCTTCTACACCAGATCTGGAAATGAGAGTTCTAGTTGTTCTAGACAAAGCACCAAACGGAGCCGCTTTACCAGTGCTAGCTGATTTCCTACGAGAAATCAACGCGGCAGGAGCAGCAACTACTAATCTCAACAGTATGCAGAACACCAACAATCGAGAACGATTTAAATTCTTGTTCGACAAGAAAATTGGTATCCCCCCTTGGAACGTCGGAGCGACAACGACGGGGGCACCAGCTCTGAATATGGCCGACTGTTACTGGCGAAAGAAGATCAAGCTACCAAAGAAGATGCAATTCAGTGGAACCGGCTCAGCCGTTTCAGATATTCAGACCAACGCACTATACGTCGTTATGGCTCACGACCAGGCGGCTGTTATAGCTGCACCATGGCAGCTAAAGATTCAAGCAAGGGTAGACTTCTATGACATCTAATAAACACGTTTATTCTAAGACAACTTGCAACAGTCTTGAACCACCTGCTTGATAGCCTTGTTCATACGCCTCACCGCAAAGACGAAATCGATACACTTGCGTACCTCCGGGTCTTGCTCCAGGAAGTCCAAACGCACCAACTCCACTTCGGAAAGGTTCTCCAACTTCTCGATAATGGTGCGGTTGCTAACCGGCAGACGAGAGAGCGAGTCTTGCTTCATGATAGGCGTGCTGAATCGGTCCATCTGTGCGGACCTTTATACAATACCAACACAACCAATACAATTATGGGACACACTATGTGCACTGAGCGGCGCCAAGGGCGCAAAGTGCGTGTGCGCTTAAGTGGCGCCAGGGGCGCTAAGTGTGCACGTGCACACTAGGTCTAGGGTAATACTTCCCTAGACCCTGTGTGCACCCCTTACGTACATAACTCAAAAACAGCGCGGGCCCCCTACGGGGGCCCATGGCGGCTGCCGCCATGGGTCAGCTTAAACCTTAGGGCCTCCGGCGAAAGGAAGGATGCCCCTAAGCCTTCGGCGAAAGGAAGGATGCTCCTAAGCCTTCGGCAAATGACTGAGAAGTGTGCGTTGTTTATTGGCGTCAAATGTGATAGGGGTTAAATGCATTCACCCCAAAGCGCTTAACCTCAAAGCGACGACGGATGGCGGCAACAGTCTCAACGTCTAAAGTCCCGTCCTTGTTCTTGAACATGTCCTCAATAGAGTACTGAGACGTAACAACAAACTTCTTCGGGCGTATAGATATAGCCCCTCCCTTGGTCTCTCCAATGAAAGGATAGCGATCAGCCCAACGTTTGAGATGGTGACGCAGACAGGCATGGTCAGGGTCCATGTCGTCCATAACGACCACGTCCTGTCCTTGATAACCATCCCACCACTTGTTGGTCATCTTCATGTAATGTTCAGGGAACTGCTCCTGGGCATAACGCGACTTGCCAGTACCAGCTGCCCCATACAACCACAAACCACAAACGCCATCCAGAGGATCTGGACGGGCCATATGGTCCTTAGAGATTTCCTTCAACGTGCGATAGTAGCGAATGTATATGTCATCAGGGACATCAGCAATGTCCCCAGCAACAGCCGCCAAACGGGCGTCCTTCCAACGCTGCGCTTCAGAGGCGCCCTTCTCAGCAGCACTCATCGGACGCTCGCCGCGTTCCTCAACATTGCCATCCTTAGAGCAATACTCTACGTTCTGAGCGACAGAACCCATTGCAGCTTCCAGATGACACCCAGCCGGGAGCACAGCCTTCGCTCCATTGAACGTCTTAGCATTGGCAAAGTAAACGAAACCCTGAAGATGGGGAGTTCCATTAGCACCAACCTCACGACCAAAGATCATATAAGCACAGGGCACCGCTGCAAGCAGCGCTTCATGTTCAGGGGTATAGTTGTTGAGCGTGAAGCACCACCCACGAGAACGACGATTGGCCATAATTGAC